ATACCAACGAATATTCTTCTTGCACCGGTTACAAACCTTCAAACACAAATGAGATTGGTGAGATCCTCTCATTTTTGTTTGTCCAACTCTAAGAGTTGTCCAACTAATTTAGTTGTCCAACTAAATTAGTTGTCCTTGTACACATCTCTCAAAAACTCATCTCGGTCTTCTGGTGACAAAAGAGCCCAAATCTCCCTACAAATCAACTCATCTTTAAACCGTGAACACACATGTAAATTGGCTGACGATCCTTTAAGCCAATTTACAAGTGCGATGTATACATGGATCCACCCTTGTGATGGAATCCATCCTGGTATGTATGCAAGATGTCTGGTCCAGTCCCAATAAAACTTGTTAAGTTTCCATTGTTCTTGCTCAATCTCTCTCTTGAGAGCATCATTTATTCCTCTCACGTGAATCAAATTGTTACAAATTTTGTCAGATAATTCAATTGGTAAACTTCTCCAGATGGAATCCATTGAGTTGGAAATCAAAGATTACTTGGAGGTGTTCACATTTTCATTTCTTTATTATATTCACCACATTCGTCTTTTTGGTCAAATTGGGATTCACAGTTGCATTTGGTTTGTAATGAGTCTGGTGGTAACGCCACATAGCCTCTGAACCGATTCGAAACCCTTTTCTAATCGGAGCCTTGTAGTAAAATACACAATCCTCCAACTTGTTGGACTTGCTTGTGTTGTCCAGAACGAGACATTCGTAATTTTCAGTGCACGCTGACATCACCTTGTTGAATAAATCAAAAGAGGGAAAGACTCCAAAGAAAGCCTTGTAGAGTCTCTCCCTGTTTTGAATAACATTTTCACGAAGAACAAACACATAATCAACATTTGCACGAAGATCTGGACTCAGATCCATGCAATACTGCATCGTCAATAAAAAGAATATTTTCCAGTGGCGACCATTCATGAAACACTGCCGAATGCAAGTGTCCTTCATAAATGTCTTGTTGTACATGCAATCATCCAAAAGTATAAATGCAGGTTGTGTTTTGTTCAAAGAAACAAGCTTCTTTTGTCTAGCTATAACCTTTTCTATCGTATCTTTGCTGTAATCCCCATAAATAAACAAGTCTGGTATAAACTGTTTGTAGTAATGATTCCCCTCCTCGGTTGCTGACATGACAACTCCAACCGGTATGTCCCTTTTGTGGTAAAGTAAGTCAGTAACAAGTGTCGATTTGCCAGTTCCTCTCTTTCCAATCACCACACACACCTTGTCTGAAGCAATCTTTGTTGGATCGAATCTTTTCAATTGTAAATTCATTGTAATTATGCGATTTTTTAATAATGGAATAAAAACTCACATAATATCAGGATGAGTGAGGTTTACGGAGCCGTCACTGGATTACAAGATCGTTTTTTAACCGATTCACCAGATGTTAGTCTGTTTTACCCAAATGTAACTGTTGATCAACCAAATCACATTGAGAATTATGTTTTGCCTTTTGATACCATAGATAACCGAATCTGTACCATACCATATAAAGGGGACTTTATATCCGACATCTCAATAAAGATTACTCTCCCTGGTCTGGTGAATACCAATGATAATTTCTGGACTTTTGGAGGGACCCCACCCCCTGGGTATGCGAGTTTTTACTCAATTTCAAGACAAAATTCACCATTGATGCAAATTACACCATCAAATTTTGACGTGAATCAGATTAATCTTTTTCAGAATAAAGTTTCACCTTACGTGTCCAATGTTGCAGCAGGTCCTGATTTCTCACTCTTTACTGTAAGCAACTCCAATTATATATTTGTCGCCGGGAACAACTCATCGGGACAGCTTGGAACCGGAAACACCTCAAATGTCACCTCGATGATCAGTTATTTTCCTCCATTTAATATTCCAGTGGCAAAAATTGCATGTGGAAAGTCTCACACTGCGATACTTGATTCATCTGGAACTATTTGGACCTGTGGGGACAATTCAAAAGGCCAATTAGGAAACGGTATTGTGGGGCAAGTTTTGCCAGTGACCTCATTCATTCCGGTTGCTACAGGTACTTTCTTAGATGTACAATGCACAAATTATGCAACGCTTATTTTGGTCTCTGGAGGAAAAGTTGCCAAGACTGGAACCAATGTCTACGGGGAACTTGGTTCAGATACATCAGCTTATTATTCATTTGTTTACGTGACTGATTCTGGGTTTCCTTCAGTTGTTTCAAATGTGGCGTGCGGTCCCGATTTTACATTGATTGCAACTTCATCTTCAATTTATTCATCTGGGAACAATTCAAGTGGACAGTTGGGACAGGGGAGTTTTTCTAGTTTTATTTTTGGTTTTGCGACGGTTTCAACTGATTCAACTGGGTATACATCTGGATTCACATATCCGGTTCGTTTGATGGCTGGAAATGGGTATTCCTCAATAACTGATAGTACTAAAAGATATATTTGGTTCTCTGGGATAATTGGTATAAATAGTCTGAAATACAATACACATATCTATGTAAATAGTTCCAAATCTTTTTTTGGTACCAATGCATCATTCTCAAATGTTTATAATAATTTAACAACTTTATCAATTACGTTTGATGTTTTACCACCTTCAATAATAACATATAATACAAATTCACTCAACTACAATGTACCAACATTGAATTATCTATCTACAACAATTTATCCAGTTTTTAGTTTTGGAACAGTTACTTTATTTGGAACAATTGGTTTACTAGGAGACTTGTCAAATGGAGCACTTGGTTCCGGTCTTGGTGGGTTTACTTGTTACACCGATATTGTTGGAATTCCGAGTATCAAAAATAGTTATATAAATTTTACATTTCCTTTTGATAGCTCTTCTCAGATTACAACAGTTTTTGATTCAATTGCAGTTGCAAATTTCTTTGGATACAATTACAAGGATCTACAAGTTTTACCAAGTAACTTTTATTATGTTACTACTGGTACCTCTACTTTGACACTTAGACAGTCTGGATTCATTCAAGGGTATGATGTCGCAGTTCCAAATACAAATACATACAAGTATCCATCTTGGCAAAACATAATCAATTCAGTGAGTCTTTATATAGGTAAACAGCTCATCCAATATATTCCTCAAGAGTTTTTAAAATTCAAAAAAGAGATTTCAAATACATATAAAAATAGACCATTATTGAATCTTATAGAAGGGGATGGGACATCTGTGGTTCCAGAGTATCGTTCGTATTTCATATACACCAATCTTTTGAAGATGATTCCAATTCATGCAATTACAAATCAAGATGTGCAACTTCGAGTTGATTTTCAAACTCCAGTTTCAGCAGCAGTTGTTGTTAGTTATGTAAAACTTCAAAACTCACCCTCCTCTGACGCCTCTTATACAATGATTGTTCCAAGTGTTACAACTGTTGATCCAAAAGGACCTTGTACAAAGATTTTTAGTTCGAATATTTTTGGATCACTTTACTTCAATGGAGAATATATGTTTGATTCTGATTCTTCAAATGTAGCCTCTTTTGATACATTTACAAATGTACCTTTACTTGGAAATTGTGTGGTTTTTGACGGTCCAATCAATTTCAGTAGAATAAGAGATATTCATGTGGACAGTGGACCGGTTTCGAATGTTTACTATGAAAATTTAAATGCTCTTAAAATCAAGTATGGTATTTCAGGTTTATTATTTTCTTAGGATTACTTAATGAGTACAAGTCCTTCACAAAAACTACCAGTAGTACCAACTACATTTTTTGGAGGTGACGGAAGTTTTCAAACCAGTTTCAATTTTACCGGAACATCAAATACACAAGATTTACCAGATACCAAAAGAAGAACAACGCAATCTATAAAGGTTGAATTTCCAAAAGATGTATATCTGGGAACCGGGGATTACACAATTCATATACCAAAACTGGGTGATCTCATCACAAGAGTTCGAGTCATCTGCAATTTTGGTGGAAATACATTAAGAGAGTCTATAATAAACAAGGCGGAGTTTATAGTCAATTCAAACGTGCTCGAATCTCTCAAAGGGGACTTTATAAAAATAGACAATGAGTTTAAAACGCCTCTTGAAAAGGTTGCAACATCGAATGTCTTGGTGAATACAACCATCAATCTTCCATTCTACATTGTTAAAAAGGGGTTTTTTATGGTTTCTGAACCGGATATCCGAATTTCATTTGGCGGAAATCCTGGATACAAGATTTCGAGTGGGTATCTCCTTGTTGATTATACTCTTATTGAAAATCCACCAAAGACCACCTTCTTTCAAAGGGTCCGACAAGTTCAAGATATATCAGTAATTGGCTCACCTGGTTGTAACAATATAAAGGTTGATACGGCTTTTAACGGTCCAGTTTATCAAATATACTTTACAGTTGAAAATTTAAACACTGGAACATTGGTGCCAAATATTACCAACGTGGCTTTGTATAGCGGAGCAAACTTTGAGAGATTCAACTTGTCTGGGAATTACTTGTTGTACACCGAACCGATGAAGAGATACAAGGGACTTCCAAACGAACCGGTGTATCTTTACAGTTTTGCATTGGATCCGTCACATGATGCTCCGAGTGGGCAGATGAATTTTTCACGTTTGGACTCTCAGAGATTTGAGATACAATTGGCTCCGATTGTTGACCCGGTGAAGGTTACTATTTGGGCACAATCTCACAACTTTGTGTTTTTCAACAGTTCAAATTGTTTACCCATCTTTCAATCCGGGGAGTACACATTATCAAATACTCAAAATACAATAACAATTCCAAGTTTGCCCATTAAACTCAATAATGAGGTTATAAACACATATGCAAAGGTGAATATTTCAGGTGCAACATCGATACCAATATCTAATACGTTGGCACTCACACAGACTTTGGGCACAATTGATAATCGTTTAACAAACTTGGTCCTCTCAAGTCCAGGATACTCAAATATAACTTGTAATGTGTATCAGACT